TGCTTATGTCAAAGTTTCAGGTGTCTGGGAGCAAATATACCAACGTGTAGTTGTGTCAATTACAAACCAATTGGTCAGCCAGAGCAGCTTTGGATCTGATGCTTATGCGCGCTATCAATTAGACAGCGACGGTAAAGTATACAAGTTTGAAGGAACAACTGCGGGCACTCCTACTACTTTTATCGAAAACTGGGTGGAACCTAACAGCGCGGCTAGTAACTACGAGTGTTTTGCTACGCTAGATAGCGGATCTTTGGAAACAGGCACGACTGGGTCGTGGTTGGCGCTTACAAGCGATCGTATGTGGGGCGTCGCTGACACAGGCGGCGGCACGCAATCTGCTAGTCTTACTATAAAAATCAGAGAAGTAGGGACTACTACAGACCTTACATCTGCAACTATTTCACTATTGGCGAGTCAATCATAATGTCTAACCCAAATCCTGAGCTAGAAATTGTCCTTTTGCAAAAAGAAATGTCTGATTTACGCCAAGAGGTACACGATCTAAGTAAGGAAGTAGCGGGCCTCGTGCGTATGTGGGAAACCGCTTCGGGTGTTGTAGCATTTGTTAAATGGTTGGCTGGATTAGCAGCAGCTATAAGCGTTTTATACGCGCTATTTAAGTTTAAAATTTAAAGCTAATTTGACTAAAAAAGAGCAACCCGTTGAAACTCCTCGTTGAATAGGGTATTAATGCCGGCGGGGACGTATCATCGGGAGACGTTATGGCTACTAGCCTGACGCCAGATGAGTTGCTGGAAGCTCTTCGGTTGGTCACCGAGTACGGGAGTATTTCTGAAGCTGCTCGTCAGATTGGCATGAAACGCGAGACATTGCAGACGCGTGTTAACAAGGCACGCATAGCCATGTCAGACGGAACTTTAGACCCAGATGTAGCTTCTCGCGTACCTGAAGGTTACCGGGTTACGGGGGTGTCTACTCTCTTTAACGAGGATGGGGTTAAGGCCCAGTGGGTTAAAACTAGCCCAAAAGCTGAAGCTGTTCAGGCAGCGTACGAGCAAGCATTAACCGATCTATGCGACAGCGTTAAAGGGTTGTCACCCCCGATTTCACCTCCTAACCTTCCAAACAGAGATCTTCTTACCGTCGTACCCATGGGCGACCCACACTTTGGGTTGCTAAGTTGGAAACCAGAAACGGGTGAAGATTTTGATACGGCGAAGGCTGAGGCGGTTACTTTTAACGCAGTTGATACTCTAGCTTCGCTAACACCAAATACGGGCACCGCATTATTGCTTAATTTAGGTGATTACTTTCACGCAGACGACAGTTCCAATCGCACACCAAGAGGTCAAAATGCCTTGGACGTAGATGGCCGGTTTGATAAAATAGCTAGTATTGGCTTTCGCGCGATGATCCGATGCATAGAGCGTCTTTTAGAGAAACATGATAAAGTTATTATCAGAAACAATCCGGGCAATCACGACCCACATCAAGCAAAGATGCTCAACATCGCCGTAGGCGCCTACTTCCACAATAACCAGCGCGTTACAGTAGACCCCTCACCTAGCAATTTCTACTACTATCAGTTTGGACGAGTATTGTTAGGTTCGACGCATGGAGACGGCGCAAAACTAAACGATTTGCCCTTAATTATGGCAAATGATGTTCCTCGGCTTTGGGCCGATGCGCAGTTTAGAATTTGGCATGTCGGCCATTTTCATCATAATCAACGTATTTTTCAAAAAGATTTAGTTGGGTGTGAGGTAGAAACTCACCGCACTTTAGCGGCCGGCGATGCGTGGCACCGTAACCAAGGTTATAGATCTTTGCGGGATATGAAAGCAGTGGTTTACCACAAAGATTTTGGCGAGGTAAATCGTATCCGATGCGGCATCGAAATGTTAGAAGGTGTGTCTGTTTAATTGTTACACAAAAGGTGTGTTATGAAGAAAAATTTTAATAAGTCTTTGGAAGAACTGCTAAAACACGAAGGCGGGTACGTAAATCACAGGGAAGATCCCGGGGGGAGGACCAATCTCGGGGTGACCCAAAGAGTGTATGAAAGATGGGTTGGCTACCCCGTTGACGAAAAAATTATGCGGAGCCTTACGCCTGATCATGTAAAGACACTGTATAAGGTGCAGTACTGGGATACAGTAAAAGGCGATGAATTACCTTCCGGTCTAGACTTATCGGTATTTGACTTTGGTGTAAATGCAGGCCCGAAACGCGCTAGACGGTATTTACAAATGCTTGTGGGCACAGCAGCAGACGGTATTATTGGCCCAGCAACCTTGCAAGCTGTAAAAGACAAAGTTTCTTCTGTGGGACTAGAAGAGTTAATTCGTGGGTACGCAGACCTACGCCACAAGTACTACCGTAAGCTAAAACACTTTAAAACTTTTGGCCGAGGTTGGACCCGCCGCGTCAACGAGGTGGAAGAAACTGCAATTGGTATGATCGAAAAGTGAGACTTGCCACACTCTGGGCGGTAACTTTTGCGTTGTTTACCGGCTCGCAGTGGGTGTTTAGTTTTCTCATAGTATGGTATTTAGCTATATTGGTAGAATACGCTGCCATTAAATTTCTTAAATTTGCGAGACGGGTAAATGATGGACATGTTAAGAAAATCTTTCACTGGGAAGGATAACGAGACATTAGACATAGGTCGTGTGCTTTGGGCGAAGATGTCCTTAGTGTTCTGTGGCGCATCGATCTACGCAATCTATAATGGTCAAGCATTCGACCCTAGTATGTGGGGTGTGGGTGCTGGTGCCGTGTTAGCCGCAGGCGGTGCGGGTATCGCTGCCAAGGCCAAGACAGAGCCAGACAAAGATGGCTGAGATTGCAGGAATGATAGGGGCCTTGTGGCCGGTCGGCTTGGGGTTCATTACCTTAGTGATCGTTTTGGCAAAAATGGAGGTTCGTATTGAAGTGGCAGAACAGAAAATAAAAGCTCTGTTTGACCTCTGGAATTCTAAGGATAAGTAATGCTTCCACTGCCCAACCCTCTGACACTTTACCTAGCTGCTGGAACTCTGGTAGTAGGGAGTATAGCAGGATATAAGATTAGGGATTGGCAGTGTGATGCAGCCTACGCAGACGCTTTGGAAAAAGCTGCGGAAGTGCGACAGGAGATGCAAGATGCGTTGGACAAAAGATCAAGAGATTTCGAAGCGGCCAGAAATCAAGCCCATGCACTGGAAGCCGCTAGGGGAACGGATATCAGAACAATTTACAGGGATGTTCCCGCTCCTCCTGTTAGCTGCGCTGCTCCTGACAATGTTGTCCGGGTGCTCGAAAGCGGTGTCCGTCGCGCCAATGCCGCCACCACCGGCAAACCTTTCAACGATGTGCCGTTTACTGGACAACCCACCGACCCCGCTAGTGGATCCGGAAAGAGCGATATGGGAAAGCACACTGATAGCGAGGTACATGGAGTGCTCGGTGAAACACAGGCTGACAATTGAAGCATGGCTTGCTGCTGTCAATTCTACCAAAAACTGATATAAGAGGCGCGTTATGTCGACAACTCTGACCTTTACCACACTCCAACAAGACGTACAGCGCTATTTAGAACGCGGCGCCTCAGTCGTGTCCGACCCTATTGTTTACGAACAAATCCCACGTCTGATTAATCTTGCAGAACGTCGAATAGCTCGCGAACTAAAAGTACAAGGTTTTATAAACGTCGTAACATCTACGCTTACGACTGGGCAGTCAGTGTATCCTAAACCAGACCGTTGGCGCGATGTTACCTCTATAAACATCGGTACAGGCACTGGAAACAACACACGAAAAACTCTTTTTACTCGGTCCTATGAGTACCTGCGTAGTTATTGGCCCGATGCTACTTCTACTTCTACGCCGGAGTTTTACGCAGACTATGACTACGATCACTGGCTATTAGCGCCGACACCAGACGCAGATTACCCAATGGAAGTTATATATTACGAGCTTCCGCCGTTACTTTCTGATAGTATGCAAACAAATTGGCTTACGGAATACGCACCGCAGTTGCTGTTGTACGGTTCGCTTCTTGAAGCTACTCCATTTCTCAAAAACGACGAGAGAATAGGTGTGTGGCAACAAATGTACGATCGGGCAGCAGCAGCTTTAAACGGTGAAGATATCGGCAAGATCTTAGACCGCGCCGCCGTGCGCAAGGAGGCATAAATGACCTACACGCAAGTGTTCGGCGGCAACACTATTTACCCGTCCGACGTATCTTACAAATCCTACACGTTAACTGCTGACGTTACACTCAGTTGGCCGCTAGAAAGCGCTACTACCGGCAATGTAGTTGCTCGTATTATCGATGTATCTGCCGCTAGTACGCAAAACATTAATATGCCTCCTGCAGACGAAACAGGTGTAGGCCAAACAATATTGTTTAATAACGTAGGGGCCGCAACTGTAACCGTTAAAGACAGCGCCGGCGGCACTTTAATTAGCCTTTCTTCAGGTACTCAATGGGAGTTGTATCTAACTGATAACTCAACGGCCGCTGGCACGTGGCGCGCATATCAGTTTGGTGCTGCCACTTCTAATGCACAAGCTTCTAGCTTAGCGGGTTATGGTTTAACTGCTACAGGCGCAACGCTATCCCAAGAGTACCAAGTTGACACGTTCTCCTCAAACTACACCGCGGGCGCGGCTGACCGTTCAAAAACTTATGTCTGGACAGGCGGCAGCGGTACGTTATCTCTCCCAGCAGCCGGAACTGTTGGAGACGGTTGGTTTTTTAATGTGCGTAATGCTGGAACGGGCACGTTAGTTGTAGACGCAGACGGCACTGACCAAATCAACGGCGGCGGTACGCTTAACATGCAGCCAGAAGATAGTGCTGTCATAATTAGCGACGGCACAAACTGGTATACCGTCGGTTTCGGGCAGCAAGCTGTTTTCGCGTTCGACTATACTTCTATCTCGGTTACAGGAGGCAACTACACGCTTTCTGGATCTGAATTAAACCGTATCGCATATGAGTTTGTTGGTACATTAACGTCAAATGCGGTAATCATTGTGCCGCCTACTGTGCAACAATATTGGGTAAGCAACCTAACTACAGGCTCTTACACACTGTCTGTAAAAACAGCTTCTCAAGTAACGCCGGTAGCGGTTGGCCAAAACCAACGTGCTATTCTCTATTCAAACGGCACAAACGTAGTTGATGCTGACACCTCTAGCGGCGTTTCTACACCTGTTAGCATCGGCGACGGTGGTACCGGAGCCACTACAGCTTCAGACGCTCGTATCAATTTAGGTGGTACGAGTGTAGGGATAGCTGTCTTTACTGCAGCTACGCAAGCAGATGCGTGGACAGCGCTAGGCGTAGCCCAGTCGGGGACCGTAGACGGCGGAGTATTCTAAAGTGCCAGAGGAGATCATCCCGATCCAATCGCAAGCGGGTATCGTTCGCGACGGCACTACACTTGCAAGCCCATTCTATACGGATGGGCGTTGGATGCGTTTCCAGCGGGGTTTACCACGCAAAATGGGTGGGTACCGAGCTATCAACAAATACGTAGAAGAAATTGTGCGTCAGTTGCATGAATACACGCAAGACGAATTTACCTACATTCACGCAGGTTCTGCTAACAAACTTGAGCGGCTGTATATCGACGCCTCGTACAACACGAGTGTGATATCAGATCGGACCCCTACATCTGGGTTTACAGCTAACGATAACAATATGTGGCAGTTTGCTGCAGCATATGACACTACCAGTGGTAACCAGCTTGTAGCTCAAGTTGCGCCAAATCTAAGTTGCATATGCAATACTACAGGCGGCGAACTGTTTACTGGCGATTTACTAGGTACTGGCGTGCTTACCGCAGTGTCGACTATCCCTTCTAACTTTGATGCAACTGGCGGAGTTGTGTCTTTAGCTCCTTACACATTTGTGTATGGCGCGGATGGGTACGTCGCTTGGTCAGTACCTAACACCCCCGCAGACTATACGGGGTCTGGAGCGGGGAACGCCTACATAGCAGCCCAAAAGATCGTACGGGCCCTTCCCCTCCGCGGCGGACCGGGCAACGCACCCTCGGGCCTATTTTGGTCCGCTGACAGCCTTGTACGCGGCAGCTATGTAGGCGGCACCGCGGTATTTAGTTTTGACACACTGTCAACACAGTCTTCTATCTTGTCCTCAAATTGCGTGGTTGAGTACGACGGTGTGTACTATTGGGCCGGGACCGATCGCTTTTTAATGTTCAACGGTGTTGTTCGCGAGGTGCCGAACAATCTTAATCTTAATTTCTTTTTCGATAATTTAAACGCTGAACAGCGGCAAAAAGTTTTTGGATTTAAGGTGCCAAAATTTGGCGAGATATGGTGGTGCTTTCCGAAAGGTAGCAGCACAGAGCCTAACCACGCTGTCGTTTATAATGTGCGCGAAAATACGTGGTATGACACAGCGTTGCCTGACAGTGGACGCGGCGCGGGTATTGGTCCTACCGTATTCTCTAAGCCCTTGATGACTGGCGTAGACGCGCAAAACGACATTTTAGATAGCTTTACTATCGCGGCTGGCGGCAGCGGTTACGTAGCAGGCGATGTTTTAACCGTAAGCGGCGGCACAGCGCTTATCGCCGCAGAGATAACTGTGGATACGGTGGACGGCAGCGGTGCTGTGCTAACAGGCTCTATCAGTAACGCAGGCTCGTACACAACTTTACCAACCAATCCGGTTAGCGTAACTGGCGGCACAGGCTCTAGTGCTACTTTTAACCTTACATTTGTGCAGCCTTACAAGTTATGGGTGCATGAGGTTGGGGTAGATGTAGTTGACGGCGAAAGTGTTTCGCCTGTGCAAAGTTTCTTTGAAACGTCTGCCATATCTTTACCGGCTACGGGGCGCGGCAATAAAGCTATACAAGTGTTAATGCTTGAGCCTGACTTTGTGCAAACTGGGGATATGAGTGTGCAAGTAACAGGTCGTGCTAATGCTAGAGCACCTAAAGTTACTGACAATCCTTTATATTTTCCAGACACGGCTTCTACGCCGCAAGAACAAGTGGTATACATTAAAACACAGCGGCGGGAGTTACGCTTCCGTTTCGAGAGTAATGTATTAGGTGGAGACTACGAAATGGGACTAATATTAGCCCATGTACGTACAGGTGATGGGACTACGATAGGCTAATGGCAGTTGATCCGCGGGGAATGAGTTTACTTGACTGGGCAGATAGTGTAATCCTATCGGCCAACGACGCTTGGGATTTTGGTCGTCTTGACGATCCAGATCACTGGCAAGACTGGGCGGTTGGACTTGTACGCGCGTCCCCTTTTACGCAGCGCGTCCTTCCTGATCCTTATCAATTCACGGATTGGCGCGATTGGGCTATGCGTGTCTACCCGATGCTTGAAGGTGCAGGATAATGGTATACATTCCGGGCCAGAGTTTTAATCCTTACGGGGTGCCTCCTATTATGGGAGAAAGCACGCCCCTTCCGTATGAAGTTCCTGTATTACCCAATACTACCCCTATGCCGGCGCCGGCGCCCTCTCCAGCGCCCGCCCCTACCCCCGCGCCGGCACCCCCTCCAGCACCAGCCCCAACTGACTTTCAAGGGCGCAGGTTCGAGGTCCCTACGCAACCACCTGCGGGTGTGCCTCCCGAACTTTTAGGTGTAAGCAATAACGACGTTCGCGTAACCCCTGATTTGGTTGTGCGAAGACAACAAGAAGCTATGCGTAATACTCCTATGTATATGCGTGTGCGGCTTCCTAGCTTGGACATAGCTAACGAGCGAGGTGGTTTAGACTGGCATACGAATGCTAACGATCAGCGAGGATATTACTTCGTAACAAACAGAGGACGTTCTGCTGGTACACGCGCTAGTGAACACGGCTTTGTGCCACTTGGCGAAAACTTTCAATATCGTTTGACTGATGAGCGTGGCAACGAAATAGTCGCTAGTGGAACTGGCGAACAAGGTTTACAAGATGTTTACGCCATGGCGCAGCGTCTTTCAGCAGAACAAGGTCGCGCTGCTGACTGGAACGTAGAAGTATTAGATCCTAGCGTTGGTAATTGGGTCGTATACGCAGATGATGACCCACCGGGCAGTGATGTCGGCGGCGTTCTAGGAACCGTTTTAGACGTTGGTTTGCCCGCTTTAGGAGCGTTAGCGCTTGGGCCTGCTTCTGGCATTGTGGGCGCCGCATTAGGTTCTGGGTTAGGCTCCGTCGCTTCTAGTCAAATCCAAAACCGCCGTCTTGGCGATACTTTAGCTCGTGCTGGTTTAACAGCAGCTACAAGCGGGTTGTTACAAGGCACCCAAGTAGGGCGTGACATAACTGGTACGCTATCCGACGCGGTTGAAGGGGTAGTTAGTCCGGTTCTTTCAGACGAAGCTGCTCGTAGAGTGGCGGAGGGTGTTATCGAGGTGACAGGTAGACGCGCTTTACCTGCCGCTGTTAGCGGAGCTACAGGCAGTCTTGTATCTGGTCCTTTATCAGACGTAATTTTACCCGAGGTAGATACTCCTAGTGTTGCAGAAATAACGGGTGAACCAGTTCCTGAAGAGCCTATTGTAGTTACAGGAGATCCAACCGGAAGAGCTATAGAACCTACGGGTCTTGTAAGCGGTTTAGGGCCGGATATGGTTACACCAGAAGGTGATACTATAACAGTTGAGAGAAGAAGACCACAACCTGAAGACATACCAGCCGATAGCGTAACCATACAAGACATAGCACCAATCGCCGGCATAGGCACAGTAGGCGCTCTTACCGCCACAGGAGGATCTACGCCCACTGGCGATGGTAGACCTATTTCTGAAGTTGATGTGCCTAGCGCGCCTATAACTGAATATGGAGTGCCTTCTTCTGGTGGGTTTAATCTTGGTAACTTAGACTTAGCTGATTATTTAAACATCGCAGGTTTAGCTACAGGTACTCTCGGCAATTTAGTAACTGGCGGCGCAGGCGGAGGAGGCGGGGGTACTATTCCTGCAGGTCTCTTTACTAGCGGCGGCGCAGGCAGCGGAGCGCTTCCAGCGCCTAACATACCGGGGCTTACAGCCGGGCCCGGTGTTTCTTACGCAAGACAAGATTTGGGCAATGTAGATTGGTCGACGTACGGCATGGGCCCTGAGCAGTCTATGTTTAGTTATGTTCCTAGACCGGGCGAGGGCGCACTACCTATGCCCGCTCCTGCACCAGCGCCTACGCCCGCTCCTGCACCGGCGCCTATGCCTGCCGTGCCTTCTATAACACCTACAGCACCTCCGATAGCTGGGACCGTTCAACCGAGCGGATACTCTTCTTATACAGATCCGGTTACAGGCGTAACATACGATACAGTAAGCGATACAGGCATGGGGCCAAAAGTATCACCTTATAAGCCCGCGCCTATGCCTGCAGACGTCCCTGTAATGGATGTTATAGGCCCTAAACTACCTCGTGTAGCAAAACCCGCGCCTATGCCTGCAGACGTCCCTGTAATGGATGTTATACGAAAGAAAGAAGACATGGCACGCGGTGGCCTCGTGCATTATATGCGCGGAGGTAACGTAACTGGGTTGGGTGATGGGCGTCAAGATCTCATACCCGCTATGCTTTCTGATGGAGAATATGTTATAGACGCAGAAACAGTCGCGCTGCTGGGCAATGGATCATCAAAAGCCGGAGCGGATGCCTTAGATAGATTTAGGGTGAACCTGCGCAAGCACAAAGGTAAACAGCTTGCTAGGGGCGGCTTTAGTAGCAACGCCAAGTCTCCCATAAATTACTTAGACGGAGCATAAAGCCAATGCCACTCGATGTAAGTTCATTTTTAAGTGAAGGGGCGCAGATCCCCGAAGGTTCAGCATTAAGAGCCACGCAAAGTGAGACTGTTTTACCCCAGTGGTACACAGACTTTGCTCAGCAACTTATGGCTAACCAACAAGCGGTTATGCAGCGGCCTTACGAAACCGCGCCAATGCCACGAGTGGCTGGCTTTTCTGGTATGCAAGAGCAAGCTTTTGGTGCGGCGCAGGGAGCCGCTGGATCTTTCCAACCAGCACTTACGCAAGCTACACAAGCCACTCAAAATTTAATGGGCCAAACAGGTGTAGCAACCGCGCAACCGTATGCGCAGCAAGCCGCGCAGCAAGCTACTAACGTCTCTAACTATATGAACCCTTACCAAGAGGCTGTAGTTAATCGAATTGGTCAGCTAGCCCAACGCAACTTGTCCGAAAACATATTACCGCAAATTGAAGGTAGGTATGTCCAAGCTGGGCAACTAGGCTTTGGCGCAAGAGATGGAAGCGGCACCCCGTCAGGTATGATGACAGACGTAGCTAGAGCCGCTCGAGATACACAAGAAGCTGCCCTTGCGCAGCAAAGTGCTGCTTTGCAAGCTGGATACACGCAAGCACAAACCGCAGCTCAAAGAGATTTAGCAAGGCAAGCACAACTAGCCGGAGTTATGGGTGGTTTAGGCGGCCAAGACGTATCTCGAGGACTTGCTGGAGCACAGCAGCTAGCTGGGCTAGGCGCGCAGCAACAAGCATTAGGACTGCAAGGCGCAGGTGCTCTGTCGCAGTTTGGAGCGCAACAGCAGGCACTAGAACAGCAAAACTTGAACGTAGCGTACCAAGACTTCCTCCGTCAGCAAGGCTACCCACAAGAACAGATTAATGCGGCTTTAGGTACTTTCCAAGGCGTAGCGCAAGGTATCCCAACCGGAGAGCAGACTGTTGGCGTAGAGCCAGTGGGCGCACAAGGCGAGTACTCGCCGGGTACCGCGGCATCGATTGGCGGAGCGCTTACGGGTGCTGCAGCTATTATTTCTGCGTTACAGGGGAACTAAGATGGACGGCGGTCTGCAACTTATGCCTACGAGAAACCCTTACTACGAACGCTTAGACGAGGCTTTTTCTGCGCAACGTGATATTCTAGCAGAGCAAAGACAGTTAGCAAAAGATCGTTACGAGGCTGGCCGTAGACGGATTGAAGAGATGCGTCTGACCCCCTCGCGTAGCGAACAGCTAATGCAAATAAGCCAAGCTTTGCTCTCTCCTTCTCCGTATAGAAATCGATTTGCAGGTACTTTAGCTAATCTATCACAAGTAGCTGGGCCGATGCTCGGTGCTAGGCGCAGAGCTGAAATAGAACGAGCTAACATGCTACGAGAATTGACGGAACAATACGAAGATAGAATGCTAACCTCTCGGCAGGGCGAAGCCTCTCTTCTGACTGCGCAAGCAAAAGCCTTAGAACCGAATTTGCAGTTAAGTCCGCAAACAGGTGAAATCGTTGATCTGAATACGGGTCAGAGTTTCCAACCAAGCCCTGCTACAGTCCGTCCGCCGCAAGAGGCGCTGGCAGAGTTTGCCGAATACTATAACAATCCAGAAGTAACGGAAGCACAAAGGCAAGAAGTTGTTCGAAACTTTCAAAAGACCTTTGGCGTAAGTCCATTCGAATTTTTTGAAAGGAGACCGTAACTATGGCTCCTCCCCCAGTACCAACTTTTGATCGATTTAGGCGCGGCGTAGGTAGAACTTCGCAATCTCAAGAAGCCACAGCTAAAGCTACTGAAGCAGCTGTTGAAGCTGCTGAAGCTCCCCAACAACAAGCGGCAGCGACGCAACAAGCTGTTGCCGAAGCTACAGTAGCACAAGAAACAGCTCCGTTTGCCGTGCGTGAAGCTAGAGCAGCGGCTGAAAAAGCCGAAATACAAGCTCAAGAAGCTGCAATAAGCTTACAAAAACTACGAACAAATTTGAACAGCAGCGATCGCATCACCAAAGCAGCGGAAGCTCGCGAAATATTGATGCGAGAAATAAATAACCTTGTCCAAGCAAAAGAGCTTAGCAGAAATATGTTCGGCGCTAGCGGTGTAGGCCATAATCTTACACAAGGCCTAGCCGGTTCTCCCGCTGCAACCATACAAGGCCTTCTGGACCCTATTACGGCTAATGAAGCTTTTACACGTTTAAGCGAAATGCGATCAGACCCCGGCAACCTTACTGGAGGCGCGCTTGGTAACGTAACAGAACGCGAACTTGACCTTTTAAAAGCTTCAGGAGGTTACATACCTCCTACTGCTGACGATAAAGCATTTCAGTCTGGAATTGATACTTTATTAAAAAGAAGAATACAGGTTCTTAGCCGATTAGGGGCTGACTTTGAAGAGTTGGCAAACATGCTCGGTCCCCAAAATATCGAGCTGCTTTCCGATGAAATAAGTGCCTATCGATTTGCTGAGGGAGATAGGCAAGCGTTAGTTAATTACACGCAAGAGGCT